CCTGTAATCCGCATGACGGTATCTGAAATGCGACGCGTGATTTCAGGGCCAGTCATATCACCTACAAAACGTGCCTGGGCAGTCGCAACACTTGTCCAGTTTTCAGCGATCAATCCCAGGCGCGATGCCAGGCGTCCTTTTTCATCAATGTTCAGCGGCACCAGGTTATCCATTACGCGCTTGATAACGTCAGATGCGGGTATTCCCGATGCTTTAGCGGCAATGCGCTGGAAGTTTAAGTCAGTCAATGCAGATACCGCGGCCGCGCCAAGTTGCGCCGATTGTAGTATTTGACGCAAGCCGGCAAAGCCCCTGGCTACCGTGCCATCGACTGGCGATGCAGTTGATCCATTTAGGATCGCGTACATCGAATCAAACATTCCCATTTGAGAATTGGCCTTATCGACCATTTTTCCTTCGGGATTATTTGCTTCTTTAATCTTGGCGTCTTGCATGACGGTTTGATGGATATAGCGAATAGTCGCATTAGGATTAGGCCCTAGTATCTCCATCATGGATATATCCCGTGACATTCCTTCCAGGTGATTAACCATGGTGACGAACGGTTCAGGGTTTCCAAATTTCTCCTGGTACTCCAGCCAGGCATCAGCATTCTTAAATGATAAGAATCGATGATCCTGGTTACGGCCAGCCAGGGACCGGCCACCACCAGCTCCGGACGGTTTAACCTTATTCCATCCTTCCGTCGCAATAGAATCAAAGACTTGTGCCAGGGCCAGCTCTAATCTTTCGGGCGTAAACTTTAGGCCGCTACGCTCATCGATCATCTTTTCGGGATCTAAACGCTCGCGAATAAAGTTTGTCCACTCTTCGCGTCCAGCCTTGCGTACAAGCATCGAATCATGGATCTGAGGCATACCCCAATCCTTACGATTTGGAATGGCACCACCGGCCGCATTAAAGCGCTGGCGGGCATAATCGGCCGCAGTTGACCAGGACTGTGCTAATTCTTTTGCGGCGGCCGATCCGGTATCTTCTCCGAATACTTCGCGCACCAGGTCCTTGGCCATGGCTTTATTGCCCAAGCTACCAGTTGCGCCGCGACGTCTAAAGGTTGCCAGGACGTCATCCATCTTAGAATAGATTTGACCGAGTACGGCTTTGCGCCTGGCTTCCACGTTGGAATACTTGGCAAACTCATCTCGATCTAGTAGTGCCTGGGCCGCTTTACCCAAGCTTTCGCCATTGGCGTACTGGTTTAAATCAAAACTAATCTTTTGCCAGTTGCGGATCTGCAACATTTTGACGCGCTTGCTTTCAATTGCTTCTTTTTGCAATGCGTCAAACGTATCCTTGGCGGCTTGATTGCTGGCCTGTTCAGGACCCATCTTCGTCGCGTACTCTGCCTCTAGCTCATCGAATAGGCCACGGGCTTTTGCCGCCTGGTTAGCTGAGATCTTGCCTTCGTTCTCGCCGTTATCAATACATTCTCTAAAGCTCATTTTACGCACCCTATCAAGCGCTCTAACATAGACTTGTCTTGTTCAAAGTCTGCCAAAATTTCTCTTACAGTTGTCACTTCCGATACTCTTTCACCAGTTTGTGGATCAATTCTTTCCGCTACCGGTATCTCTAAATCCATTAGATCCTGATTGCGCTTGCCACCAGTACCGATCTGTGCTAATGTTAAGTCAGGAGTGTCCTTTATGAAATCATCTAAAAAAGTAGAATTTCTCGATGTTGAAGGTATCCCGGTGACTTTAGGTTCGGTTCCCGGTTTCGCTGGCCTTTGCGCCGCCTGGGATAAATCTTCTCCAAGATCCTTTCCAGCTGATTCAGCGTTACGTAACGGTGCGCCGATTGATAAGGCCGAGTTCGAGCGATTGAGAATGGTTGCCAGCGCTTCATCGTAAGCCTGTGACATCTCAGCATTGATCTTCTCGATCTGTGCTTTTTCAGCTTTAGTAGGTTGACGATTCTCACTAGAGATTACGCGCATCAATCCATCACGCACTTCATACGCATCATGATATTTATCTTTGATTGCCATAAATTCAGGGGTGCTGATTTGCACTTCTGCAATATGGCCATCAATCTCAACGTTCATCTTGATGTCGCGATAACCACCGTCCAAAGCTTTGATTTGTGGATCGAGTAAATTTCTAAAGCCGCTATCTAATACGTTGTAGGTATTACGCAATTCTTTTAATGCGACACCAGCTTGTTGAAAGTTATCAACGACAATAGTTGAGCGCAATAAATCTCTAATTTTGCTGGCATCACCAGCATAGTCAAATAGAATTTTTTCTACTGCACGGCTTGATCCTTTTAGATCTGCGTCTTTGTATTCGCCATTAACTAGGTTAGCAATCTCGCGATTAACTCTGTCAAAATTTTCTTTTCTGATTGCCGCGTCCTGGTACAAGTTTCGCAATACTTCCTGATCTTGTGGTGCAAGCTTAATGATGTCATCTTCATTTAATGACTTAGCAACATACTCATCAACGGTAATTGGTTTGCCGCCGCCAGGGATCTCATCTAGCAATGAGTTTTGCATAAGATCGCCCTGGGCTTTTGCACCAGCTGATCCAGGGCCTTCATCAAAAGTTTTTAGCTCTTCTGTGCCTGGTTCTGCGATTCGATTGTTTTGCGCCGGAGTTGTGAAATCGCCGCGATCTCCGCCATTTGGTACCCTTTCATAACTCCCGTCCTCAATTGCTCTCCGGACACTTTCGGTAAACTCGCGGACGTAAGCTTCAGTTTTGGTTCCGCCCCCGTCTTTCCACGCCTTGGCGATTCGGGTGAGATTGTCTGAGATGGGTCCCCGGACGTTTGCGTTATTTTCAATGATAGCGATTGCTTTGCCATAAATAGCCTCTTTTTCTTCGTTAGTCATTTTGGCCAAAGTGTTTCCGGCCTTCTCAATATCAGTTGCGTTTTTTACTAAGGTCGCAAACAGTTCGCGATCCTTACGCATTTCTTTCATGGCGCGATCAAGTATCTTGGCCCGCTCCAGGAATAAACTTTCTGCAATATCTTCGTCGCCAAATAATCCGCCTTGTTCAGTTTTTATAAAACCGGCCTCTCTTGCCTGGCGTACGATTTGCTCTGCCTGGATCGCATTTGCTGGTTCCAAGCGTTTGAGTAATTGAAGAATTGCAAGTTGCTGAGTTTCTTCTGTAATGTATCGGCCAACAATTGCGCCATAGTGTGGCGGCACTACATCATTAACGACTGCGTTAAATGCTTTAGGACCAAGTGTCGAAAGTTCATTCGCTTGCTTTACAAACTGCGAACGTGGCGGCAATGACTTAATTAGTTCAGGCGCGTCTCTTAGTATCTTGGCCGCATCGACCAGGGTGCCAGTACCTTCTGCCAGGTTTTTTCCAGCGGCCGATGCCCTGGCATACGCTGGAGTTGCACCATCTACTTCGCGAATTTTAAAAGCATAAATCTGAATGTCTTGCGTCGGATCTGCTTCTTGCAAGCGTTTTGCTAATGCCAGGCGTTGATGGCCATCAGCAATAAATGTACGGCCATCTGCAAATTCATAAACGATTGCCGTATTTGCTTTGACCGGATCCCACTTGCTGATGTCTTTTAATCTTTCTGTAACGCCCAGGACATCGCCACCAGCTTTAAACTGAAATAGCTCTGCATTGACCAAGAGATCTTTTGGCTTGTACGCAAAAATCTCATTGTTTAAATTGTCATGAAAATAAATATCAGTAGAGCGAACAATTGCGCTTTCAGGCGGCGCAGTTGTGATCTTAGTTGAATCGCCATTATTTACGGCGTTGTAGGATTGATCGATGCGGGCATTATGTTCTAAGTTGCCGGCGTCATCCTTTAAAACATTGCCTTGATTTGTGGTGTCATAAATACCATCCATCTCTTTCATCAGCTTTACATCGGGATCCATCTCATACGGACGACCCTCTTTAGCGGCCTTGGCTTTGCCTAGCGCCTCAATGCCATTGATGAGTTGATTTTTAGTAAATTGGAATGCGGGTTTTGCACCCATTAAAACGCCGGTGACTGCACCAGCTCCAGCGGCGGCCATTCCCACATTAGTAAAAAATGTCTTGTAATCGTACGGAAGATCGAGTTGCTTATACCAGTCTGCGACTTCTGTTTGAATGACTGCTTCTGATCCAGCTCCAATAACTGCCTGGCGTAATATTTCTTTTGCTATGTTGCTGGATCCACCACTAACTACCATGGCCGCAAGGTTTGGCGGATCAGTTATTGATGAAACCGCGCCGCCAATAAACTCTCCAATTAAGCCGGTTGTTGTTTGGCGAGACGCTACATCGACGTTAACGTCTCCGGCTTTAACCGCGCTCTTTTTTGCCCTTTCAAATATAACGTCATTATCAAGGTTAATAAGATCAGGAAAGACGTCAGGTTGTTGCTTTACAAAATCCAATATTTGTTTTGAAGAATAGTTGTAACCCCTGATTGGCGTATCAGCGGATGCCGCGTAACCACCAAGATAATTGCCTGGGTTAATAAATTTTTTTCCAGTTTTCTGTTGTATCTCCTGGACAATTGGATCCCATTGTTCGCGCAAGCTTATGGGGCGAGAATCACTACGATTAAGTCTTAAAGTCGCCTGGTATGCCGCATCATAATTTTCTAAAAAGCCAGTATCCTCTCCACCACCAAGGGGCTTGAATGGAGTTGCCGTTGGGTTTATTTCGTCAAAAACGAAACTCATTTGATACCTTCTCTTTGTTTAACGCGTTCAGCAAGATCCCTAAAGTTAACTGTCAGGGCGGATCTATCCTTGATCGTAAATGCTAATGGACTTGTCTTGCCGCGATAATCCTCGTAATACCATACGGCGCGATCTGCATCGATAAATGCGGGATAACCTTTACGTAAGCGTTCAATAGTAAACTTTCTGCCCTGGTCATCTTCGGGTAAACCATTGGAGACGGCGGCAAAATCATCATACGTTGCGCGCTTAATGATGTCTTTAAAACTGTCCTGGGCGACGTTGCCTGGAATTGGAATGCGTGTACCTTGATATTCGATGATGCCGCCGTAGGCCTTTCCATTTTTAGCGATTGTCATTCCGGATGCTTCCTGGAATGCTTGCTTATACATATCATCATCAAAAGTTGATTTGCCAGCTCTGATTGCGCGCTCGTTATAAATATTGTCAGCCGTTGTAATAATTGCGGCGCGTGTTTTTGGCGCAAAAGAGTAAGCGCTACCAAGTAGATCGGCAGTAACACTCTTTTTGATTGATGCGTCACCTGAACCCTCAAACGGTTTATTGCCAGCTTGGGCTTGCTTCATGCCATTAAGGGCATCAAAAACTGTTTGCTTATTTGCGCCTGAAAGAATCAGCCCGCCAGCATGAGCAAACTCAGGGGCAAACTTTGAGATTTCGCCCATGGCATTTCTTGATTCTTTTCCAAATCCTTGATTCATTACGGCAAGCAAAGATATCTGCTGGTCCGTACTGGCAGTTTGCAAAAATGTAGTTAATGCGCCAGCTTCGTCCTGGGAGAAATACTTTGGCGCTATGCTCATATTGGCCGCAAAAGTTTTAGATTGCGTAATGCGCTCACTAATTTGCTTTGTTAAATCTATCGGAGCCGCCGCAAAATTAAGTGTTTTAACTTCGGTAAATCCAGTTTGATTCATGTAGCTAACTGGATCTTTTTCCAGCATTGCAGTTTTGTTGCTTAATGATTTTTGCGCTACATCGATCAGCATTGCTTGTTCAAGAGTTGCTCCACCAGTTGTTTTTGACTGTGCATCGCGAACCCAGTCTCCCAGTTGAATGGGCGACATCTTATTAAAGGCAATAGAATTTTGACGCAATACACTTAAATAATTAACCTGGCGCATTGTGGGATCATTTGCCGGTAATCCTAGTTGACGGGCGCGATTTTGTATTTCGTTTACTACGCCCTCACTTGGCACCTGGCCAAGAGTGATGATACGTAATGATTCGCTTACATCCGTCTTTAACTCTGTACGCAACGCTCTAAATTGTGCGTCCCTGGCACGTAGATCCGCCTCGATCTCATTGACCAGGGCGCCCATTCTGTTGACATCAATGCCGCGGGTAACGCGATTTTGTTTTAATGGACTGCCTTCTTTATCGTATAGCTCGCCAATAGGACCGCGGCCCAGGTCAGCTTGGACTTCTTTTAAGAATGCGGCTTTGTTTGGCGCTCTCTCATATTCTTTTCTAAAGCGCGCCATGTGAGCTTGCTCTGTGACGCTTTGCATTTGACGCTCTACTTCTACCGGACCAAATCCGCCGGCAATAGCAAATTGCTTAATAGATTGCAATTCTTGAAATAGGATCTGTTCTGCATTGGCTATTCCGCTAGGAAAAATTCTTATAGCGTCTTGACTACGTTGTTCTAATCCAGCCAGGGTTGTTGCTTTTAATTGTTGTGCGACACGATCGTTATGCTTTTCTGAAATTTCCAGGAATGCAACGTTTTTCATGCGATCTAAATCGCCCCCAACACGGCCACGCAATCTAGGGTCAAGCAATCCTGTTAATGATTCCAGGCCATCGCGTACGTCAGATGCTTCTGATAAGAATTGAATTGGATCAGAATTTGGATCGTTCTTAAAGGTATTAAGTTTTTCGCTTAAAAGACGACGACCATCATTTTGTAATTGCAATGCGACTAATTCATTGGCTTGCTCGTATGCCGCCTTATCAAAAGCAGAGCGAGGCATTCCACTTTCTTTTGTAGCTTTCAATACTTGTTGCGCTTTTTCTGCCGTATCTACTGAGGCGCGACCTTTTTCCTCGGCTTGTTCCATACCAATCTTGCCGGCATATTCAATTACTGCATTAAGCGAGCGTTGTTGCGCTTCAGCCAAGTTACGGCTTTCTCGCATGATCGGACCATAATCGACGCCAGGCATTTGAGCCGGCCTAAATGGGTCAACGGAAACGCCCGTTGATTGATATCTTGGAAGTCTGTCTGCCATGATTATCCTTTATCCGGTCCTGGAATATAACATTCCAGCCTGGCCAACCGTGCCGATTGCCTGGTACATACCAGCTTGTTTTGCCGCCGCTCCTGATGCGCGCAAAATGTCTGCGTTTGCCGCTCCGGAATACCTATAAACGTTTGCCTGGAATCCAGCAGATGAAGATGCTAGTTTTGCATTTTCCTGGGATAGATCAAAATCGGTATAACCTTCGCGTAATGCGTAAGTTTGTAATGATCCAGCTGATCCACTAAATGGATCAATTGCACCGGCACCGGATCTTGCTCTTACAGTTGAAAGAGTGCGATTGATGTTTGTAAGTGTTTTTACGCCTTCTTGGCGAGCGCGAATTGCTTCGGTACGTCCTTGCATTTCAGCTTGTTGAGCTTGAAAATTTGCCTGTATCTTAGCTTGTTCAGCCTGGGCGTTATAAATTTTTTGCTGGGTTTGACCCTGTTGATATTGCCCGTAGGCGGATACCAGCATTGCGGCGACTGCGACGGCGGCCATAATTATTGTCCTATCGAAACTTTAAATTCCATGTTGAGCAAATTAAACTTTAACGGTTCGCCTTGCGTTACCGTTATTGTTCCCTCTTTATCAAAACCTAGCAATGGTCCAGCCTTCTTAACACCAGTAAATTCCTGGATTGGAGTATCCAAAACGCTTGCACCAAATTGTCTAAACTGAATTGGATTGTCGTTAATTGTCATTGACTGGGTTTTAAAAACGTCGGCGTTAATCTCCATCATGCGCTTTTTAAATCCACGAATATTGCCGGATGCCATCTTTGCTTCGACTGGCATTGTCTTTAGGTTAATGTTGTAATTCAAACCCACTTGCCAGGAAGATGCCGCCGCAGTCGAAAAGGTTACTGTTCCGCCGCCTGGTACTGTCTTATCAGCTTCCAGGATGCCGTCTCGCAATACTTTAACTGTCTTGCCTACTAGGTGAGCCATTGATGCTGATGCGGCCCCGGAGCTGGCGTACTTAGCACAATCCATAGTTAGATCGCGATTAAACACTTCAACGTAATAAGCAGTTGCACCGTTAACTGTTCTGGCAACAATAACGTAAACCGTATTTACGTCAACGGCTACGGCTTTAAATAGGCCGTCTGTTATCAATTCAGATGGAGCGATAACGCTCTGTGATCTAAGTAATGAGATATTCATAATCGTGCCGTCATCACCGTTAACCACGAATAATCGATCTGTATCGTCGGTTGATGTTGCGCGATTAAGAGCCATGTCCACCGGGTTTTTAACCAGGTGTCCTGATAACAATGTCACGTTGTTGGCAATATACGTTGCCTCAGTATCCGTAAACAATAGCTCATTAACTGATTTGCCCTGGCGTTGTAAGAATAGGGTTCCTGAATCCAGGCCAATAACCGGAAAATTATTCTTTGCGCCAATCTTGGTTGATGTACGAATAATAAAGTTAGTCGGTGTAATTGGCTCTAAGGTTGCCTGGGGGACGTAAAACTCGCCGCCAATACTAAAGATCTGCAAGTCACGGCCTGAATAAATATCGGTAATCGTATTCAATTGTGACGTATCAATTGTCGCCTCTACGGCCTCATCGTCCAATCCTTCGCCATATTGGAAGTTAAAGAAATCAGAGACGCGCGATCCCCAAACCGTAGTCGGCCTGGACTTGGCACCAGCAAAGAATAAACGTCCTTCGTGGAAAGTTACTGCCCTGGGCCATCCACGGCCAGCGCTCCAGGAAGGTTCGTATCCGCGCTCAATTTCCCAACTGCCCTGGGCAATGTTGCTAGTATCAAAAAATGGAATCTCGACAATAGCTTTGACGCTTGAATTTGTTTTGTATTCAACAATTTTTGCTCGGCCCTGGGGTTCGGCATTGATATATTGGCCAACGTCAGTAGATGAAAACGCAGAATGTTGCGACGTCAGAGTAACATTGCCGCTTGTTGCCGATGGTGTTAGATGGCCAGCGCTTGGAGTTGATACTGTCAACGTATAAGCATAGGACGGAATCTCATCAAAAGTAATTGTTGAGACGGTCCAGCTGGCATCGGTTCCGCCGCGAACAAATTTAATTGGAGCAAGATCTTCTTGAACGAAAATAATCGTATCAGCTGATTGCGTAACTTTTAATCCTGGAATGATTGCGGCAGTAAACGCGGCAACGGCCAGGTAACTATTGCCTGATCCGTTGATATTAGTAATCAGGGCTTTATTCTTATAAATGTAAACGCGCCCAGGTACGATCGCAAACATATAAGAATCATTAACGTTAAATTGGAATGGCACTAAACGGACTGCTTGGCTTGCCAGGTTAGCTGGCAAAGTGTCAATATATTGCAATCCTTCACGACGACGTGCGCCGCCCTGGGGTTGAATTACTACATTTGTAGCTTTTTGTAATGCGTTGTAATACTGGTTTAAATCAATACGGCCGCGCAGTAGCGGGTCCAATTCTCCCACTACAAAATTGGTTTGAATTAAAACTGAACGTGGCATTATCCAAACCGTACATTGATAAGTGGGAATGCGTCCTGGTGATCTAAGGTCACGGACGGACGGCTTTGTGCGTCAATTGACATTACCTGGCGGAAGTACCCGCCGCGCATATTCTCTTCCGGTAGTCCGAAAGCAAGGCGCTGGTAGTATTCGGCTTTTGTCAGCTGGTCAGTTACCATTTGTGCAAAATTGGCCGCCAGGACGTACTTTAAGAAATTTACAAAATATGAAGGCATTTCGCTTTCAGGCGTACGGTACTGGTAATCGACCCAGGCCTCTTCAATGTTGGTCAACAATTTATCTTGCTGAACGTCAAACTCTACGGTAGATGGATAATTTACTGTGTCGTCCGCATATACGGCGCGTACTCCAGCAAGACGATCACCTGGTAACTGGTACAAGTATTTCCAGCCAAATGCTGGGGTATCTACTAGGCGAGCTAATTGGGTTTTCTTAAATGAAAAACTCCAGGGGTACATACAAATGACCATATCCCGGATGTCGTCATATAGACGGTCGCAGATCTGCGATGAATCAGATACTTCAGAAAATGACGTTAGTGGCTTTTGCCCTAGATAAATTAGAGCATCAGAACATATTGATAGTTTTGTATCACCCGACGCCATAGTAATCCTTTAATGATGAAAATCCAGGCGAGAAAACTCGCCTGGATTTAGTACCTCTACTTAGTCAGTATCGGTATTTGCTAATGTTGTACCGTCGCTTACGTCAACCGCGCCTGAGGCGTTAGATAGAACATAAACTAAAGTAGCAACCGCAGTAGTGCCTGTTGATGTTACACAGTAAATCAAGTCGCCAACGTTAACAATATCTGATACTGAGTTAAAGTAAGCGGCCGTGTTTACATCGGCAATTGCATCGGCAGTCTTGTAACCCCACATAATTGGAGCGTTACCAGCTTTAGATACGTTACCGATTGGACCAAAATTATCTCTTGTGAATGCCATGATCTAGTCTCCTTATTCAGCGCAAGTGATTTTAACGATGCCTTCGGAATCAATCGCTACTGAACCAGCGCTGAACATAGATGCCACTAAGAAAGAGGTTTTCTCAGGGATATAGTCAACACGGCTAGTTTGATTGAGGCCAATTGCCATACCTACTGAATCGCGATGGAATGCGAATACAGTACGATCAGCGCTTGATTTTGGCAAGCCGCCTTCGTCACGATCACCAATGGTCACAAACTTAAAGCCCAGGAAGGTATCTACTTCACCAGTTACCAATGCTTTAACTGTATTAAAGTCAGAGCTGGTCACGGATGTTAGACCTAACAGAGCGGACAAGTTGTTCGCGTGGAGAACGATGGTACGGCCTTCCATTGGTACGTTCTTTGCGTCCAAAATTTTCTTGGCGGCGCGGAGTTTACCAACGTTCAAGTCAGTTGCAGAGCCAGTAGTGCCATCGTTTTGGATGGTGTTCGCGACTGTGCCTGTGCTTGATGCGGCGATTAGTGAATCAATAATTACCTGGTCCATACGACGACCAATCGCACCGGATACAACCTGAACAAGCTCTTGACGCTCGTTAAAGTTAACACGTTGCTGATTGAAAATATCGCTATATTCTGCGGCGATATAGTCAGTCATAGTGGCAGTTACTTGTGCATAAGTAACGTTTAAAGGTACTACGTCAGTTTGTGGTACACGAACAGACGCGGTTCCCTTACCAATTTTTGGGAATTTTACAGTTGAGCCTTCAACGTTGGTACGCTCACGAACTAAACCAGCTAAAGCGCGTTGCGCTTGGTATGCCTGTTTTACTTCGCTATCGAATAACGTGACGAAAGCGTTAGAGATTTGGATGCTCATCTCGACTTCCTTTCATATCAAAGTTTAAAAAGTTAAAAATCATTTTTTAGCTTTGCGATTATCCGATGCGGGTCGCTACGCGTAGATCAACGGGCCTTGCGGTTATCCATTACGTAACACTATAAATAAAAAAAGAGCGCGTTGCAACAAGCTTCGCGCTCTTTTTTACTAAGACCGAGAAGGCTAACGGCTTCCCTCTCCATACATGGAATAGACCATATCTTCCACTTTTTTGGTGTAAGCCGGATCTTTTCCATACTTCGGATCGGCCATCATTGACTGAACGTCATTCAAGCTTACCTTTTGATTCTCTTGCATTTCAAGTCCAGGGATGTCCGTTTCCATATAGGAGCCACGGATCTTATGCAATGCGGAAATAAAAGACGCATTGTTGCTGGCGCGCCCAATAGCTTCGATTTCATCCTGGTTTAAAGTGCCTGAAGTTTGCATTTTGGTTAACCATTGCTCAGTAGATTGAACAATCTTGTCCGCATTGCGGCCTAGCTTTTTCATTTCTGAATCGCGACTGGTTTTGATTTGATCTTCCATCGCGCCCATGTGGCCGGTATAGAGATCAATCATTTGGTCAAACTGTTCCTGGCTTAATCCTTGCTCTTTTGCCAAACCTACAAAGTCTTTAAGCATGGGATCATCATCTGCAACGCCACGATCCTTCAAGCTGGTAATCTCATACTTACCGTCTTTTGGGGCCTTGTGTTTACCAGCTGACATTTTGGCGCGTAACTCAGAGTACGCCTTGGCTAGACCCTCAACGTCCGGACCGGATTCTTCATCCCAAAAATTTTCAGGGAAAAATTCCGGGCGAACAAAATCTAGCTCTTCAGCGCTATCTACTTCCTGGGCTTTGTCGTTTGGATCTACTTCAAGGTGCGGCGCAGATAGATCATCCATTTTGGCGGTTGATTTTTCAGCTGGTTTAACGTTCAGTAAGCTACCTGAATCGTCCTTAGTGTTGCTTGTTGCGTTGTTTCCGGCTTGGTTATCGCTAGTTTCAGCGGTCAAGTTATCGGTATCGCTCATGTTTAAGACCTCGCTCGTTTAATTCGCCGCTCTAATTCCCGGACCAGGGAGTTTTGACCCTCGCGGGCAAACCCATGGGATGGGTCCTCGCCCGGATACCAGGTCGGCTGTTCGATGGTTGTAGCTCTTAGCCATTCCAAGAGCTTTACGCCATCATCGGTAGAAAAGACACGGGTGACAAGAAGATCGATCTCATTATCACCAGGGCCTTTTTGCTTGATCTCCGCTGGGCGGAGTCCTTCCCATCCTTCTTCCATCATCATGTTTTAAACCTGTTGTGCTTGTGGTTGTTCGGTACCAGCTGGCGCCTGGGCGGCCTGGGCCATCTGTGCGGCCTGGGCCATTTGCGCCATAATTGCCTGGCGTTGCTCTTTTGAGTTAATCAAATAGCTTGGCACTCCCAGGCGATCGGCCAAGTAATCGGCCAGCTCTTCCTGGTTGATTGCCAGCTGGGCGCCAAGACCTACCTGGCCAGCGACCTGGACGAATTGCAATACGTCGTTAACTTCTTGCATATTCTGAGCCTGGGCCAATGATCCAGTAGGCACTACCTTAACTTCTGCGCCATCTACGCGCAATGGGAAATCAATTAAACCCATCTCATCCATCACTTCCATGGTGCGACGCACAATAGGTTGCATGACTTCGGTAATAAGACGGCCATAAGCTGGGCCAATGTTTTGAGATAACTCTTTCATGCGCTCCGCGACTTCGGTTGCGGACCGTGCGCTCATGGTATCCGGCGGCAAGGTGTCATCTAACAACATTTTTTTAATGGCGTTACTCAGATCGTTGATAACAAGCTGGGACACGTTAAAGTCACCACCGGATCTCAATGGGCGCAAGCTCTCGCCCTGGGGACCACCGTTACGGGCCACCGGAATAATCGCGCCAGGAGCAATCCTGACTGTCGCCGGGTTCAATACGCCATCATCTGCGGCCGTATATACACCGGCAACGGAGATCGACGCGTTTTTCAAGAGTAATTCTTTAACTTTGTTGAGTGTTTTGATGTCAGGCAATGCGTTGACCAGGGGTCCGCGGCCATAAACCTCACCGGCCACCTTCATATAACGGCCTACCACCCAGGGAGAACTCTTCTTTAGCTCGCGATAAACGATCTCGTTCTTGCCTTTAGGTTCAACAACGTAATAACAAACTGCTCCAGTTTGATAGTTGTAGATCGTGGCTTCCAGGAGATCAATTTCTTCTTCCGGTTTGCGGTCAATCTTGATTTGTAGGTCCGGCGGGATCTTGGCGTCTTTCCATTGTGTGGTGATCGCCTCACCTTTAACGCGTAACTTACGATAAACGTTGTCAACCGTGCCGTGCTGGCCCTCTTCAAATGAGACTAGGTATTGCGGCACCGCAGTAAAACGAATCGGGGTGTCTTTATCGCCTGGCATGATAAGCAAAACGCCAGTACCTACGGCCATATCCAGGAGCATTTCCGAGATTGCTAGGTCAAAGTTAGTTTGCCGCAAGACTTCAAAGAATTTATCAGAGTAAATATCCAGGGCATCGGCAATATCCTTGCGCTTGTCCTTCGGAATGCTGGACCCTGGGGTCAGTTGCATCCATTTACGGTACGGCGGGAAGAGGCCCGACTGAATACGGTTAGCAAAACGCTGGGTCGAATTGATTGCAGTTGAATCAAACACGCGGGCGCGCTTATGTTGACCAGGAGTTTTGCCTTCATACTGCCCGGAATAGAGATTTCGCTGGGGTAAAGCAAACTCATAGCACTCTTCGTAGATCGAACGCCATAAATCTTTACGCGAATCAGCTAATTCGGCGCGCTTTAGTACGTGTGCTACGGGCATTTTTTTCATTACATATACTCTTTTTTACGTTTCATCTTGTTGGCCATCTCGCTCTTATGCTCGACCTCTACACGGCCTTTAACTTCCTTGGCATAGTTGCGGGCCGCGACCATACCGGCCTTTGTGTACGCAAATTTCTTTAGGACGTTGCCCTTCTTGTCATAGACTTCGGGCATGATTACATTCCGCCAGTTGTGTTGGTACCGCCCGATCCAAGTGTCTCCGGCACAATGCCAAGAGCTGGATTTTCGCGTTGCTGGCTAAACAATAAACGCATACCGCCAGTTTGACGGGCGCGCTTGGTAGCCTGGAGACGATCTTGTTGCGCTTTCTCCTGGGCGGCTAGACGCTCTTCTTGCTTTTTCTGATTTGCCGCAATTGCTGGATCCGGTTCCGGAGCTGGTTGCGGCGCTGGAATTGATGGTCCGCCAAATAATCCACCCATGGTTTTCTCCTTACGCTAAAGTATTTTGACCTGGGCCAGCACCGCCGCCCAATGTCGTTTGATTTTGACCAAGGCCAGCTGAACGCTCCTGGCTAAACAAAAGCCTGGTACCCATACGGCGACGGGCGCGGGTATTGGCCGCCACTTTTGTCTCTTCTGAAGTTGCTTGAGTTGGTTCTGCCGCTTTTGGTGCCGGTGCCGCTACTGCTTCAACCGCTCTTGCTACTGGTGCGCTTACGCTTGGACCACTAAATACTCCGCCCATGATTTAATCTCCTATACATAAAATGCGATTCACCCGTAGGGCCAAAGCCCTTCATTTCGGATTCCTTTTCGAAGTATAAGAACTCTGCCCATTTTGTCGCGCGTACATTTGACGAACGCACGATGATTTGAATGCGCCGTAGTTGCATAGTGGTTTCAGCCCAATCAAAAAATTGCCTGGCACAACGGCATAACGGTATCGTCACGGTATCAATATCCTTATCGGGGACCATCCAGGCCTCTGCTAACCCTGGCCAAATAGGAATAATCCCAAAAGAAAGCATCGGTTTGCCGTAATACAGTCCGGTAAATGCTGGCCCCATGCTGGTTTGGTGCTTTAATCGGTCCAGCCAATCAGGAATATGCGCCCTGGCATCGAGATCATGCTCGTTAAGATTCATCAAAGCGACGTGACCGTAGAAAAAAGGGACAAGTTTTCCCCCTTCCGGTAGCCGCACCTTAGAAGTGAAGTTAGTCGTATCGATCATAGGATATCAAAATCAAACTCAGCCGTGTATTGTTGGCCGTAACTGGATGAAGATCCGCTCCTGGTCAGGCGTTTATACTCCCCGCCCCCTAGCATGAGATAAGAAAACGCGTCCCCGACGTGCGAATGCTGGTTTTTATTCGGTGCATCCCTAAATCTTTCCTCACCTGGTATGCCTACTCGTTTAAAATGATAGCCACCAGCAAGCGCCTTCCGTAATTTTGGACACGTGCGCGCCACTCTCAGACCCGGTTTTCGATCGATCAGCCGTATCATGGGCGCGGCGCCAGCTTCACGACGTACTCCAAAGTCATTGGTTGGCGCGGGTTGGACCTTACTAAATCCCAGGGTCCGCAAGTGATCGAATGCCGTTGTCTCGAAGATTGGATCGCGAGCCTGGCCGGCCGGATCGCCCGTCAAGATTACCTCGGCCTTCGGGTACTTCATGTTTAGTTGTTGCAATAGCATCTGTCCAAACCTTTGAAGGCCCATATCCTCGGTGACAATCTCTTCCAGGATGTGCCAGGCGCCGGACGGCAAACGTTGTCCGATTACTGCCGCGGGAGTTAAACCGAAGTCGCATCCGATTAACAATGGCAATTCCGGGGTATAGACCAGGGTATCGTCCGTCATTGTGGAATCGTCATACTCGGCCCATACGGCTTTACCTTCCTGGACATACACGTATTGCGCGCCCACGTAGCAACGGATCCAATCCAGGTTCTTGCCACCTAACTGTTGCTCATAGTAGCCAATGGGCAAATTGCGTACGTTCTCGGCATTCGGGTTATCAAGCCAATGCTTGCCGGCCGCGTAGATCGCACCCGAAGTATCGGCCGGGACCTCGATCATGCCGCCTGGTTGCGTATAAAAATTCCACTTGTATTTACCCTTGACCGGTTCTTTCTCGGCCAGGCGATACCACCAGCCATCATCATCCGGCGGGTTCGTGTCGGCCCATATTCCGCGCCAGGTGCATCCGCCGTGCGTCTTGCTAGGGTATCGTCCTACACGGGCCGTCAATCCCTGGATCACGGCAAGCGGCAATTCGCGCGCCTCGTTACACCAGCCGCCAGTTACTTCCAGGGACAAGAGCTTGCGTACCGACTTCGTATCATCAAGCGCTAGGAAGATTACTTCACAATCTAATCCTGGCACCCCGTCGCGGGTCGGCAATTGCAAATGGTGAGTAATCGGCGGGGACCAGCGAATTGGACCCCAAATATGCTCCGGGAATATTTCAAGCCAGGTTCGAATCGTCGTGGTCCGAAGTTCCCCGTAGGTATTTCGAATGACCACAAACCTAGTGTAACGAACATTATCCACCGGGGAAGGCGCTTGCCGCACCGCGCGCAAGAGTATTTCCGACGCGCATCCGTATGACTTGCCGGAGCCGACCGGTCCCATAAGACCGCGAAAAAAAGAATCGTCAGATAAAAATTTCGAAGTCGTTGGACTTGTCGAGAAGTCCAGGCTAAGATCCCCCAGCGCATCTAATTCATTCCCCGTCTGTCGGTTCCGACCCGTCGCGCCCATTTTCCTTGGCATAGATTACCTCTTCCACTTTTGATAAATTCAATTTAATTCCGATCATTGTCGGGCGATTACTTTCTTCCGGAGTTTGGTCCATCATGCCTGTCGCGCGGGCCAGCATACGCAACGCGCCCAGTTTGTCGTGCATCTCTACTTCGATTGCGTTGCCATACTTGCCAGGCGTGATCTTGACCTTCTTGATGGCTTTACGTACGTGCGGGGCCAGGGTATCGCTGGAGTTGAGTACGGCCACGTCACCGGTCCAGGAGATCACGTCCGTTATGTCCGCCTGGGCGATGTGGCCCAATTCAGTCGATACTTTCTCCTGGTTCTCCGGGGACGTTAGTAAGGCACGTGCTTGGCGAACGGTTAGCTTAGTCATCCTCAACCACCCTCTCAACCGTGTTAAAACGCGCGTCGCATGACAAGCATTGTCGGCGACGTTGGTTATAGATCATCTCACTTTCCGGGTCCAGGTATTGCCTTGTCTCCAGGACTTCAGTTCTAGAAAAATGATGGCCATCATCATTAAAGCAAAATTGGCAGATCATCTGAGATTTACCTCGATAAGCTTGTCCAGGTAGTGGCGAGCCTTCCTAAGATCCTCGATGCCGCCCTTTGCGCGCCAGCGCGACACGTATTTGACGATATTACCCTCTAGGTAGCCAAGTTCATTGGCCACGATATAGTCCCAGGGTTGAATTGCTTTGCTGGTGTAGTGGGTGCCGCCAATTTGATTATTGTTTGCCTGGTCCATACGCATCCTTTTCTAGCAGTTGTTTAACCTTCTTTACGTAATGTTGTAACTCTTCATAATCGTCCACGCGATCTGCATGAATTATTAAGTTTTTGACTTCCTGGGCTAGTGCCAGGTAATTGGCACACCAAAATTCGCACCTGGTTTCCCAGTATTTCTCGTCTAAATTCATATTCCAGTTACCTTTTCAATGTATTTTATGTTTATGGTTTATTTCAAGCAAATAAAAGTTACTACCGATAGCAAGCCCATGTTGGTGCGCTTGCAGAAAACTTGTTTGCCCCACGATAAGCTTTGTAATTTAAAAACCGCCGTGTGGTGGGTCGGGTTTGATGGGGATACCCCCGTCGCATTTTGTGTTTTATCGCCATCGCGCAAGTGGGCGGATACGGCATACCTGGCGAGATCCGGCGTTATCCCGGCGTATCGCGGCAAGGGGTTACAAAAACGCATGATTACCATCCGGGAGAAGTACGCCAAGCGTAAAAATTTCACCTGGGTTATTAGCGACACTACCGCTAACCCGCCCAGCTCCAATAGCTTGATTAAGCGTGGTTATCAATTGTTCGAACCCAGCAATCCATGGGCCTGGGTGCATAGTCTTTACTGGAGAAAGAGGATTAAATAAATGCCTTATAAGGATCTCGCAGTCCGCAGAGAAAAGAACAAAGAGGCAAATAAGCGCTGGTATCAACGAAATAAAGAAAAGCATCAAAAGCTTACGGCCAAGAATAGGCGTGACTACCGCCAATTGTGGATGGAGTTCAAAGCGACGCAAGACTGTACGTTTTGTGGATTCTCTCACCCGGCCGTTATTGACTTTCACCATGTCATTCGCACGGAGCCTAAATTTTCTGTCAACAAGCTGGCCCAGCAAAGTTCTTATAGAAAAGCCCTGGAAGAGATTAAGAAGTGCATTCCGCTTTGTGCTAACTGCCATCGCATTCTCCATTGGCAAGAACAACAAGACGGCAAAGAGGATCGCCGAAAGCGTCGCAAAAAGAAGAAAAAGACCGACGGGCATCCATAATCATTTCCCGATGGCCGTCAGCACCATGCCAATATTGCTGATTGCGAACCCAAAGAACATGATCGCCTGGCCAAGTGTTGCCTGTCGGGCGAACGTTATCGCCACGACTAGGTAAATTAACCCCACAAACCCGATTAACCATGGACCCATTTTTTATACCCAAAAAAGTTGAAAAATCTAGAGCGATCGCCCCGTACAGTTAAGTCAATGGGGGGGACCCCAAAACCCTGTTTTTGTTGCATCGCGCAAAAACACACCCCCTGGCCAGTTGCAAAGGCCAAACGTTCGATTGGCTTTTGTAAATTCACTCTAATCCGCCCCACTTTGCCACTTGGTCCAGCGTCATCGGTGGATCCTTGCGGTTTTTTCGGTTATCGATGGTCGCCTGGACTGCCAGCTCCAGCACTTTTCCCGCATCCACGCCCTTATCTGCCAGGCGCCTGGCGCATTCCAGGCTTGCCGCCACGTCGCGGACCACGCCGGACCCGCGCTCGACGCCCTGGCGGAATGCTTGAGCAATACTCTGAACTAGCTCGCTATCACCCCCCGTACCCCCCTTCTTATTATTAAGGTCGTCCATCTCTTCCCGGTATTCGTCATCCTCTGCGATTAGAGGCCTTGCGGCTAGGAATTGCTCCCTGGTCGGCATCGGTGTTCCAGGGCCATCGAAGAGTACCTGGTAGCGATTCGTGAAGTAAGCCGATCTGCGGCGAAATGCGAAGGGATAGGCCTTCGGTTGTAGCTTTCTGATATACCCGGCCTTGATTAGTCGTCCGACGTGCGTAGAGACGGTTTTAATCGATCTGCTGACGTGTCTGCCTAGCGTCTCCCTGGATGGAAAGCAAATGCCGTATCCATTCGTATGTAAACAGATTGCGGCCAGGACCCGGAAGGTTGTTGGGTGCAAACTGTCGTCCTGGACGGATCTCGCCGGAAGTATCGAATACTTGCGTGTCTTTGGTTTCTCAGAATGGGATGTCATCGTCCATATCCAGTAATGAATTGCCCGTCTTTACCTTCGGCGTCGCGGCCTCACGTGCCAGGCGTTCTTCGGTTGATTTGCGGATCTGTTCGAAGGCCGTTGTTACCTTGACCGTTGACGACCCAGGGAATTGCTTGGTTAGCTCGATCACTTCCTTGGGGATCCACTTGACCACATCTTCCAGGGCGAAGTACGCGTAATCCGAATCCTGGGGTATCGCGGCCCGTGTTCGTACCAGTTTCACTACTAACCCGGCCGGATGTTCCGCTTGCCACTCGGTCCGGTCCACGGGCTGGTGTCCAGCTTCGCGGATCCTTTGATCTGCCAGGCGCAATCCGCGAATCATTGCCTCGCATCTCTGCTCGACAAGATATCCCGCTTTAGCATCCCTGGCCGTCTCCTGGATAAGCGTCATTTGTTTGCGGAGCTTGCTTGCCAACTCATCGCCGCACAAAGTGAAAGATCTTGCATAGCCCCAGGTTTCATTAAATCGATTCAACTCATCACGATAAATCTTTACCTGGTTTAAATCTTTCCAACGATCCAACGCATCAACCGGTCCGCCGGACAAGACAGGACATTCTCCTAGAGAGGAGAAATGTCTGTCCGTGCTTGGCGCTCCCTTGTCCGTCTTTGTCCGTCGCCCTACAACCCTTGTATTCATTGGGTTCTCCTTGTCTGTCCGTGTTGTCCGTCCATGTCCGCCAGCAAAGTTATCCACAGGCTCCGGACAATTCCGTTTTGTCCGTCTTTTATAGGGTTAACCCTTACATTTAGCTCATAATTTAGGTTCATGCTTGTCCTTCCATATCCAACAATAATCGTCCCACTTGCCAACAATGCCGCGTTCCTGGAGCGCTTTCGCGGCGCGTAAGAATGCTTTCTTTTTGCTATCGTCCGATCCGTCGCTGATCTGTTTGCTCATCGAGAAGTCGCGCCACAATGATTCGCTCACCGAGTAGTAACCCTTCGGAATGTAATTACCGATCGATCTCTGCTCCCCGGCGTTTGCTAGTGCATCGTGTAACGCGTCCAGGATGAGTCTCTGTTGTCCGCTGAGTTTCTTCCTGGCCACGATGTCCGCTGGCTGGTCGGTGGCTTCCAGGACCAGGCTGGTTTCCGCTTCCAGGGACAAGGGACCGGTGGCCAGCTCAACGCTGATCGTCTTAAATTGCATTGGTTGTAACGGTTCCGCGTCTTTCTGCTTCTCGGTGGTTAGCAGTACGCGATCGTTGTCGCGCTCTACTTTGATGCTGACATCCACGGCACCGATTAGGGCAGTAGATCCGCGCGCCCCGCGATTGCTATCCTTGCCGGAGTGATGGATTGGGAGTACGGCGCACCCCAGGGCCTCGCGTACCAGGTCCATGTTTTTGACCGCTTTGCCCATGTCCTGGGCGGAGTTCTCATCGCCGCCGATCATGCACCTGGCAACGGTATCGAATACGACCATCGCGACGGGTACTTGCGGGTCCCTGGTTGTCTCGATCGTTTGCAGTAGGTCCAGGATCTCGTTGTCATCCAATAGGTTGACGGCTTTAGGGATTAAGTAGAAGGGCGCCTCTTCGTCGCGTTCGTGATGCTGATGCCAGGCTCCGATCCGCTTTCTAAATCCGCCAACGCCTTCGCCCGCCACGTAGAATACTTGCCCCCTGGTTACTTCATGGCCATGCCATTGCGCGCCGTGTGCAACGGTGAGCGCAATATCTAGCGCCGTGAAAGTTTTACCGCCGCCAGGTTCGCCGTAGATCATGGCCAGGGATTGTTTTGGGATCAGTCCATTGACTAGCCAGGTGACTGGCGGCAATTGTGCAATCTCTTTTAACGTGAGAATGCGTAACCTGGGCGGGCTAACGGGCGCTTGCCAATCTTTTGCCAGGGGCGCGACCTTGGCCAGTTGTACCAGCTGGTCCTTAGATCCGCCGTCCTGTATCCAATCGAATACATCGGCCTTCTCTTTCAGGTTCGGCAGTTCCAGGATGCGGACTTCCTGGGCAACGCTGGCCAATTGCTCAACCAGGACTTTAGCGTGATTGCGGCCGGCCTCATCGTTGTCCGGCAGTACGATGATCTTGCGCCCGGCAAAATGCTGGTTCAAATCCTGGGTCCATTTCTTGGCACCGCCTGAGTTGCAAGATGCCAGCAATCCCAGTTTCTTTAGGGCCTCGACATCCTTCTCCCCTTCGACCAGGAAGATAGTCTTTCTCGGATGCTCCAGGATGGCCGGAAGGTTGTAAGGTAAGGGTGTAACGCCTTGAAGGTTCCATACGTGTTTGCCATTTTCCAGGCGCCTCTGCCGGAAGTCTTTTGGCTCGAATCGTAGGACTTCGTACACGATCTCGCCGTACGCATTCACGTACGGATAGACTTCTTTGATGCGACGCGGGATGATGGGCCTAAGATCTTCTGTCTTGCTTGCCCTGGGCGTGAGATGGATGCCTAAGTTTTCACTCATCCAGGCTTCGATCTTCGCGCCCCCAGTTTCTTTCTTGATGAGATCGGATACGCCGCCGCCTTCGTTCTGTTCGTGGTCGTACCAGGTTCCCTTTTCAAGATCGATTGACTTGGACCCATGGGTTCCAAACCGGATCTCTTTACCAGGTTTGGATAACTTCGTATTTGGTTCGCCCCAAAAATACTGGGCGACTTGTTCTATGTGTTGTACCAATTCCGTCATGGGAAAAAAAGACCGCGGGATTAGCCGCGGCCCCTACTCAAAGGTTAATCAAAATTCGTCGTCAGATGCCGCTGGCGCTGGGGCCTTGGCTGGGGCTGGTTTTGAAGTTTGTTCCTGAGTAAACCCACGTGGATCGTACAAAGCAAAATCGGCTGGTGCATCGACCCATTTTTCTAGTGTGAAATTAGGTACCTGGGTGGATCCCTTGCCGATCGCGATTACCGTTGCGCCGGTAAACTTTAAGACTGGCACCTTGCCAGGGTTAGCTACCGCCTGGTCCGAGATCTGTCCCCAAATTGCGGACAATCCCTTGTTGCTACCAGCTGAGTTGGTGGACCACTCGCGCTGGCCAATCGTTTTGGAATACATTTGCAGAGAGAATCCGCGCTTGTGTTCATCGCTAGGCTGATCGCCTTTAACACCCGGCCGCGTGTCCCATGACCAGCTCGGTGATGATCCGGCCACGATCTTTCCCCATCCTGTTTTCAGGCTCGTTGGATCTACCAGGAATTGCCCTAGTTGGATCTGTTCGCCGTCAACGTTCCAGGTGCCGGTGCTTGCGTTGTAACGGATGTATTGCCCGCCGCCTTCGCCGGTAAGTCCTAAGTCAAAGCTCATTGTCTTGCTCCTTCTTGCTATTTGCTAAATTGAAATTAAAAAGCCCGTATTGACGATGCCACAAGAGCATTGTCTCTTCCGGGATCACGTACAAGCGCGGCTTCCTGTCAGCTCTCACTACCAGGAAGTCACTTCCTTGTTGCTCCAGGGCGTCATAGAGTACGCCAAATCCTGTCTTGCGCCGCTTGCATTCGATCGTATAGCCGGCCAGCATAACGTCGCCGCAAAACATTCCGCCAGCTCCGCCTGATAACGGGACGCGCTGGGCCTCAATGCCTTCGGCCTTCCAGGTATGCACGACTTCGAGTTCTAGTTCCGCGCCCCGCTCGCGGTTGCGCTTACCCCCGGCCATGGATCACCTGGTCGATGCGATCTTCTACACTAGTGCGGCGGCCGGTAAGGCCCAGGGCGATCAGCTCTTCGGCCAGGCTAGACATTGAGCGGCGTTCCTTGCTGGATTGCTCCTGAAGTTCGCGGCGCAATCGCTCGGTAAGGTGTAGCTGGGTGGGTTTTGTGGGGTTTTCTGTCATGGTTGTGGTTTATTTACAAATTATTTTTGTTTTGGTATTGCAATGGTATCGCAATGGGACCATAATAAAAGCGAACAGTAAACAAACGAAAGGTAAACAAGATGGAAACTTACGACATAGACCCCTCAGTATCCCAGCAAATGTTTGGTTGTGACATTGAGCGATTCGCAAATCGGATCGTCGATTCAGGCCAGTATCAACGGTGCGGCGGCCTCACCATCGTGATGGGTATGCTCTCCGACTGCCAGGAAATGCTCGGCATCGAAGGCGACAACGGCCAAAGCAAAGAGAACATTCGCCAGGCACTCAATCGCGCCAAGTTCTTACTCGCAGAAATGCAAGACGGCAACATGATCCCAGTAGTTCAACGTTAATCCAGGAGAAATCACCATGAAAAATTATTTCAGTTGTGCAGACACCGCCAAGATTATTCGCCAGGTCCTTAAAGAATCATTCCCAGGCGTTAAGTTCAGCGTCAAGTCCAGCACCTACTCGATGGGTGCCAGCATCACCGTTCGGTACCAGGACGGGCCTACTGCCGACGCAGTAAAAGCCGCAGTCTCGATCTTCGAGGCGTCCTACTTCGACGGGATGCAAGACTACAAAGGCCAAAGATACTCCGCGATCGACGGCCAGGAAGTTAGCTTCGGCGCCGACTACGTGTTTGTTGATCGTCAGATCAGCGACGAGTTGTACGCCGCGGCCTTAGACGCTCTGTACGAAAAGTTTGCCGGTAACTTCCGAGACGACCCGCTTCCACGTGTGACCGTCGCCGATGTTAAGAATGGCGCGTCATTCTGCCGCGAAATCCCTGGCATGAGTAACGGTTTATACGGCGGGTTCAATAGACGCCTGGAAGAAGTTGTCAAAGAGCTGGACGCCGACTTCCCGGTTCAGCAGAGCGCGACGCTCGCCAGGATCACCAGCCTGGGCGATGACGGGTACGGTCAAGGTTGTGTCGGTAGGTTAGCCGCATGAAGTTGGCGATCCTACGCCGGACCGTGTTCCAGGGAGATGAGGTCCGTCTCCCGATGGCGGTTGTCCTGGCCAAGCGCTTGGACGTTCGCGAGTACGCGACGTTCTTGCAAGACCAGGGCGGCGCAATGTACGCGGGACTTTATTCCAGGGACTACGAGGCGGCATTCGGTGAGTACGAGATCCGTTGCCGCGCCGCGAGTTCAGTCAACGATCCAGGTAGAGAAATCAGCGAGGTGAAATTATGAAAGTGATTGCGTATTACCGTGTGAGTACCAAGAAACAAGGCGAGAGCGGCCTGGGTTTAGAGGCCCAAAAAAATACCATCAATCGATTCCTGGCCAGCTCACCCTATGAGCTAGTGTCCGAGTATGTTGAGATCGAAAGCGGCCGCAAGACTGACAAGCGCAGACCACAATTGCGCGCGGCCCTGGAGCAATGCGAAAGAGAAGGCGCGACCCTGATGATTGCCAAGCTTGACCGTCTAACCCGTAACGTCGGATTTTTGACTACGCTCTTGGATCGCCAGGTCCCGATCATGGCGCTCGATATGCCAAACCTTCAGGACCCAGCGATGAGCCGATTCATTCTCCAGCTGATGGCCAACGTGGCAGAGCTAGAGCGCGCTCAGATTTCTGACCGTACTAAGAAGGCCCTGGCGGCGCGCAAGGCCAGGGGCATGACATTGGGTTCACCTACACCAGCCAACGGCGCCCAGGCCGGGGGATTGGCTACGGCGGGGCAAGCAAACGAGTTCGCTTCCCAGGTTTACCCGGTGATTGCAGAGTTGCGCGAGTTCGGTTGCAAGACCCTGGAGAAAATTGCCCAGGGTTTGAGTGCGAGAGGAATTGCAACGGCCACCGGCAAAAGAGCCTGGTCGATTAGTGCGGTTCGTAATGTTGTTAATAGATACGAGGGAGCGTTAGCATGAGTAACTTAATTTCTAGAGCAGTTCAGTTTGCGGACCAGGCGCATGATGGTCAGGTGCGTAAGTTTTCCGGGGTGCCGTACATCGCTCACCCTATGGAAGTGATGCAGATTGTCCGCGGTGTTTGTAGTGATGATGATGTCCTGGCCGCCGCAGTTTTGCATGATGTCATTGAGGATTGCAAAGTAACTTACACCGACCTGGTGATCGAGTTCAACGAAAGAGTTGCGCGCCTGGTGTACCAGGTAACGAATGCCGCCGACAAGTCAGACGGTGATCGTATGTCCAGGGCGTACATCAATCGCACGATCCTATCGAATGCAAGCGCCGAGGCGCAGACGATTAAGCTGGCCGATATCATTTCAAATCTTGGCACGATTGAGCTGGCCTTTGAATGTGATCCAGTATGGGCCGCGATGTACCTGGAAGAAAAGATCGACACAATCAACGTGTTAACCAGGGGCAATATTCAGTTAATCAAAAGAGCGAGATCTCTCGCGGCGAGGGGAATATTGCAATGATCGACGCATTGATTCAAGGCTTACTTTTTATGGCCATGGGGGTCATAGTGATTTTGATTGTGGTAATGGCAGTTTATTTAATGGAGAAATTTCAACGATGAAAAGAATCAAAGAGATAGTCCTGGAGTGTTTAATTGTTTTCGTGTTCGGCGTTTTGTTCAGCGTGTTCCTGGTTGAGTGGGCCGTCGGGTGTGGAGAGTATTACATTGATTCGCGCGGCAATGTAATTCCAAATGAGTGCGTGTTCTTAGACTTCCCGAAAGGAAATTAAAATGGTTGGAAAAATTACAAATGACATTCTGCCGTCCGGGTCCCGGATCCCTGGCATCATGGGGGTATCCCCGTTCCGTACACCGAATGATGAGTTGGCGGCCAGCATCGACGCGATGGAAGGCAAGCCGCGCCCACCGTTTAATGTAGAGGCCGCAGACTGGGGCAATACTTTAGAGCCAATCATCATCGAAGAGGCGGCCAAGCGCCTGGGCATCAAGATCAAAGAGTTGCAAGTGGACTATGCGCTTTCCTACCTGGAAGATGACGAGATCATTTTGCAATGCTCGCTCGATTCAATTTGGGAAGGTGATGGGCGTACTATAACCACCGACCCGGAGATGGGCGTCTATGTTGTCGGCGCGAATAGCATTACGCTCAACGGCCTGGGATGTTGCGAATCAAAACTAACGAGCGCCATGCCGGAAGAAGAGCCACCGTTATATCGTGGTCCGCTCCAGCTCCAGGCGCAATTACTTTGTGCCGGTTATACCTGGGGAGTGATCGCGACCTTGTATCGCGGTACAGAATTGCGGCTTTACTTTTACCAGGCAAGTGGTAACACCCAGGCTAAGATCATTGACGTATGCAAAGAGTTCACGCGACGCGTTAATAGTCAGTCCTGGTATCCGGTTGCCAGTCCGGCCGATGGTGTTAAGGCATATCCTACGGTTGACGGATTGCATGAGCCAGTTGAATTAGCTGGTGAGAGTGCAGATCAGGCGCGTCGCTTGATCGAGGCCAAGGCCCATGTCAAGATCCTGGAAGAAGAGATTGACCAGCTCCAGGCCAAACTCATGGACCAGCTGACGACATCGGAAGAAGGCTATATCAGAAACCCGGATGGTTCTATTGCGGCGCGGATCAAGTGGGCAATGAGATCGTACAAGGCCCAGCCTGAGAAGGTGACACCAGCCAAAGAGGCCCGCGTTGAGCGCTCCAAAACATTACAAATATTGGGAGTTAAATAATGAAAATAAAATCCTATTTCCAGGAAAGACTAGAGCATCATATCGAGGCCAGGAAGGCGGAGAAAAACTTAGAGCCAATTCCTTTCGCGGGCCACGTGTGCGATCAATGCGGCAAGACTTTAGAGATCGACCAGGTGCATACGTGCAGTCCGCAAGTGAAGTCCCTGGCGCAGTTGGCCAACGAGTTCGAGGATAAATACAACGAGAAGATGGGCCGGTCAGGTGTGAGATGGGCGGGCGACTAATGAAACTTTCACCCACTCCAAAGCAAAAAAGATTGCTGGATTTCTTATTGAAATTTCATGCAGATCATGGGGTATTCCCTAGTACCAGGGAGATTGGTACGGCCCTGGGATACTCCAGTCCCTCTACCGTTCATGCCATCATGCACAGATTAGAGCGCCGCGGATTGATTAGGATCAAACCATACTTGACCAGGGGAATCGAGATTGTGGTAGATTAACGTATCTCTTAGCAGAGGCTTCCCAGGGTTCACGACCTGGGACTTTATCCCCGCCTAGTGCGGGGATCTTTTTATGCGTATGCCCTGGTCCCGGCCTTATCAATAATCAGCGCTTGACGGCGCGGCTTATCTTCCGGCTTGTTGGGTACAGAGAGATGGGTCCAGCGATCAAACTCGCGAATGACTTGATCGTATCCCAGGCCGGACGCAATGATTGTTTTAACCACTTGATCCGGTGTCATGCCTGGCACTCGAATATCTGCGGCGCATCCAATACGATGCTGGCTTGTATCCTTAGATCCTACTGCGTCATTGACTTGCTTAGATCTAAATGCTGAGTTAATGATGACCGGCTTATCGCCCAGGGCGCTCTTAACTTCTTCCAAGAAATCAGCCAGGCGCACCAGGTTTGCCATCTCTGCATCGTTTGGCGTGTTGTCAAATTCACGGTGGTCCGTGTGGCTTAATTCTTCCAGGGTGAAATGCTCACTTAGGTTCATCTTTTTTATCCCTCTTCATATCCATGATCTTCTCCAACGTGCGTCCGCCGAAATAGAAAGACATAATCAGCATTCCCCATTGCCCCAAGAGTTCAACGTAATTATTGTTTACTTCAATATCCCAGGCGGACATCATGGCAAATGCAGAATATACAAAGAGGATAAAGACTAAGGTACCTGGGCGGATGTTCTTGCTTAACCAGGAATCGCTGGCCATGTCAGCTTCCTGGCGCTTGGTTAATTCTTGCGCCTCAATGTTATCTGCATTGAGTTCTGCCAGCCTTCCTTCTTGTTGCATCTTTAGAAGTTCTTGCTGGGCCTTGGCTTTAGCTTCCGGGTCAGGAATAAACTTGTCCAGGATTTTCATCCCAACATCAACGATTGCAGTCAATGGAAACATTATTTTTTCCCCTTAACTGCGCGGGCCTCAGATAGCGCGATGGCCACGGCTTGCTTTTGGTTTGTAACCTTTTGGCCGGAGCTAGACTTTAACTTGCCGCCCTTAAATTCGCGCATCACTTTTTCAACCTTCATCATTTGCTTGCTATTCATTGGCATATTATTTATTCCCCATCGCTTTTGCGCGAATGTTATCAATCATGTTAGGGTAAGGGCGGCCCGCTTTCTTGGCCATTGCCTTGGCCGCGCTGAGTTGGCCAGGCGTTAACTTCTTTGATTTGCCCAGGGACTTGGGCCGTTCTTTTTCCCATATCGGTTTAGTTGCCATTATGGTTTAATCCCCCAAACTAAGTACCAGGCGATCCAGGCCGCCACTATAAAACAAATAAACTGTACGCGTCGAACGTCTCTTAATTGTTCGTCGTAAAACTTCTTGCTATTTTGTTCCATGGTTTCGATCTCTTTCTTAATCTTCAAAACTTCTTCCCATTCTTTTGCACCGTACTTCTTTATAAACTCAACCTTGGCCTGGTATTCTTTTTCACTTATTACTTTGCGGTGCCGGTACTCTTCGAGCGCTTTGTAGATGGCGCGCTCTTTGAGGAGCGCGGCCTTCCTCTCGGCCGCTTTGCGCTCGCTGGCTTGTCGCTGGGCAACGTCGAAGGCGTCGCCTTGAATTCCTTCGATACTTTTACTGAGCTTGTGACTGGCTTCTCGCGCCCCATCAAACGATGCACTAAGAGCCTTAGCCCCTTCAGTAATCCCAAAGTCATCGACCATATCATGAGCTTACTTTCCCAGGGCTTTATAAACAATGTCGATCATCCATCCGAATACTGCGCCGACCATTAACAGAATGGCACCAGCTCCACGCCAGCGATTCATCTGATCGCTCATGGTTTTAATGCTACCTTTTATATCAGTCATGTCGCGCTGGAGTTGCTCGACGTGCGCTTCAAGGCGGCCGATTTGCTGGTTAAGATCGTCGGTCATTTCGCATCACTCCTACGGCTTGGGATACTTGGCTTTTACAGAATCAATCGTTGCCTTCCAGGCGTTATAGCCGCCGTGATAAAGGGTATCGAATTGTTCTGCGAATGATGGGTACTCGGCGGCGCGATCGCGTTGGTATTGCTTGGCCTGGTATTCTGCTTGAAGGCGAGCGATCTCGGCGTTGATCTCTGATTCAGTTGGCTCTACTTGTATGGTGTCTAACCACTCAACAGTATTGCCGCGAATAATAAAACTTGCTCCAGGTCTTATTGATTGTATGGCCGTCATTTTTATCATGCCGCAATCTCCATGATTGTAAATGTTGAAACTGCCCTAAAATAATCACTACCATCAATATCACCATCAGTCGCGGCTACGTTAACTCTTGTGCCGCCTTGTGTGCCAGCAATAGTTGTGCAATAAATGCCGTATGTAAAAGTTCCGGCACCGGGGGAATCGGATAGTATTGATGCTACATTCATCTGCATTCGAGCGTCTCCGGCGCCGTCTCCAGTCCAAGTTCCACCGATATTTGTTATAGTTCTGCTTCCTGGGCTTGTTGGCGGCTGAATAACATTTGCGCTATTGTAAGAAGATCCTCTAACAACCACAAATCCACCGCCCTGTGCATTATGTGAATGACTGTTTATACTAGACATTAAAATAAGTGTGCTACTTGCGTTTAGCTTTGTAATTGAAAGTTGCAATGAGTTAGTGCCATCACTTACAAGCGCATATGTTCCAGGGCTTGAATTTCCAAATATACCTTGCATAACTACGTTTTGCACTTGTAACACGCTCCCACTCGGAGCGTTCGCATCAGGCACCTGGCCAGTCAGCTTACTCGCCGCCACCGCCTCAATATTTGCGTTGGGTAGTAGGCCACTTCCGTTCGGTACCAGCCTGGCTATGTTGCGGGCGATTCCCATGGTTATGCTCCTTGCTGGACTTCGGTCCAGGATGTAGTTGATTCGTTCCAGGTATAAATCTTGCCATCATTCGGCATGGCCACCGGAGCGTCCCATAAACAAGTTGATTCGTTTAGGGTCCAGCTTGCGTATGGTTTAGGCGGAATGAATGCGTCGCGTTGTGCATCGTATGTATATCCAATACCGGCAAAGTTTTTACGCAATGGCGTACCGCCATTCTTATGTACGCCGCCATGAGTATTGTATGAAGTTTGGATCCATTGCCCAGGCGATGTATCTACGAATGAATTAAAAAATTCTTGCTCGGCAACAATCACTTGTTCGACGACGCCATTATTTACTTTTGCAAAATGTCCCATGTCAATTCCTTATGCCGTGTACGAGCCGGAGCCAGTAAATGTCAAAATTGTGTTGGACCCGCTTGTTGTTACCGCTGGAGATCCTGTAGATGTTCCGCTATAGTATGCCGTTGGAATGGCTAATACGACAATTCCGGAGCCGCCATTACCACCCGCCGTTGAAGAAGATGAACAACCGCCACCGCCGCCACCAGTATTTGTAAACCCTGATTGGTTAACAAACCCACCACCGCCCGCACCTGGAATACCAGCGCCGGCGGCATTATAAGTTCCACCAGCTCCACCGCCCGCATAAATTTGACCAGTTACAGGGAAACAGGCGCCATCCCCACCTTTGCCACCAAATATTGAGGTGCCATTAGACCCAGGGGTGCTTGCCCCACCACCACCACCACCGCCGTAAGTATTAGCATCAGTTGATCCAACGCCACCATTGTTTCCTTGGCCAGCCGTACCAGCACCACCTGAACCACCAAAGTTTGATCCGCCACCAGATCCACCAGAACCGCCATTAAAACCAGGAGAAGAGCCACCACCACCGCCGGCTCCACCACCAGTTGAAGTAATAGAACCAAATACAGAATTAGAGCCATTTGATCCTTGAACGTCTGATCCACCACCATTTGCGCCACCAGCGCCGACGGTAACTGTATATGTTGTTCCTGAAGTTAAAGTGAGAAAGCCAGTTCTAAAACCGCCAGCCCCACCAGCACCACGCCCACCCGTTCCAGCGGCTCCACCGCCACCCGCAACAACGCAATATTGAACGCTATATCCCGAAGATGTTATTAGATTCCAAGACCCATTTCGATATACCTCAAGTTCATTAAGACTTGAGTTATATCGCGTTTGCCCATTAACAGGACTGCCAGGGCGTTGTGCAGTTGTTCCACTTGGAAGATTTGCGGCACCAGTCACAGATGTCTTAGCAACAAATCCGGCGTCGGTTTGTGCAATCGTATAAGTATTCGCCACCAGGAAAGAGCCAAACGCGTCAACGACTAGCTCGTCGTTTAATGCCGCGGCGCTTACTAACGTGATCGATGTACCATTCGTGGCCGTGTAATCGTCGCCAGGACGCAAGCGAACACCGTTCAATGTAACGATGATTGCTGGCGCGACGTACGATAAGCTGGCCCCGTTTGCATCGTTACCGGAGAAAACGGTTTGCCCGGCAGTTGCTACAAACTCAAACGTCGCGAGAGTTGCTACCGACGCGGATGATGCGGCAATCCAGCCGGATGCCGTGTAAACCTTCATCACGCCATCGGTTGTATTGAAGTAAAGCGCGCCAATTGCTAAAGCATTGCCATCATTATCCAGGGCCGGATCAGAAGTTTTCGCGCCCAGGTAACGATCATCAAAGTTATCCAACAAGGCGGCCGCACTTGCCGCACTAGACGCCGCTGATGTTGCTGAGTTAGCCGATGCAGTTGCAGAGCTGGCGGCGTTCGTGGCTTGTGTTGTGGCCGTCGATGCTGAATTGCTTGCGTTGGTTGCACTTGTTGACGCATTGCTGGCAGAAGTCGATGCCGCGCTTGCACTACTAGCCGCGTTGGTTGCACTTGTTGATGCGCCGCTTGCTGATGTAGCCGCATTCGTCGCCTGGGTTGTTGCAGTTGACGCGCTATTGCTGGCCGATGTTGCGCTTGTTGCCGCATTCGACGCAGAAGTTGACGCATTGCTCGCTTGTGTCGTTGCAGTTGACGCAGATCCGGACGCGCTTGTTGCTGAGTTGGACGCGTTCGTTGCCGAAGTTGACGCATTGCTGGCCGACGTACTAGCGGCACTTGCAGAGCTGGCCGCATTCGTGGCCGATGTTGAGGCGTTCGATGCAGAAGTAGATGCCGCGCTCGCTGAACTGGCGGCCGCACTAGCTGATGCCGCGGCGGCACTAGCGGATGATGCCGCACTTGCCGCATCGACTACTAGGTCCCACTTAGCAGAATCAGCATTCGAGCTGATTGGCGTTGTGCCAACAGAAGTATGAGCAGTATTGGCGCGATATACGTTTGCATTGCTGGAATCTTTTACCAGGTCACGGACGGTATAGGCTTGACCAGCGGCCCAGTTACCACGCCAGTTACCAATCTCTTCACCAACAGTAGGATTACCAGTCGAATCGAATGCCAGGATCTTTCCGGCGCGGGAAGTTTGCACCGGCAATACCATATTGATAGAGGCCGGGTCCGTTACTGGAGCCAAGATCGCACGACCCAATGATTCAGCATTTTGCTGATTAAAAATGGTTTGCTGGTCCAGCTCTAAGTTTAGAGATGCCGCAGTAAAGTCGCCACCAGTTACGTAATCAGATGCACGGGTAATATCCCTGGCACCCACAATCGTGATCCGCTTAGTGGATCCAGGAGCAGTAACAAAGGTGACTGATCCGGTACCGTTTGAATTGATCGTTACCGTGTAATCAGTTGTCAGCGTTTTGAGAGTTGAATCAACATATACGTCGATGTCAGTTTGCGCCAATATCTCAAAGGTAAATGCGTACGGCCCTACACCGGCAGATCCGGTATAGACTACGCGACGCACTACGGGTGAAATTGGGAAATCAGCCATTTTTTTCTCCTGATAATTTATACCTTAAACTGGTACGTTTTGCCATCATTATTTCCTTCTTGGCGGGGGTTC